CGAGTATCTAAGGGCTGACTATCTCGAGGCGAGACCAGAACAGAGTACATACGGAAGCGACCGCATACCGTCGATTTTGCAAATACGTGTTTACTTGAAAAACGGTACCGGCGTTCGATCTTCATTAATTCAGTTGATACTAGATACATTTCCAAAGAAAACAGAGCTAACAGGCGGCGGCGTAAATATCAGAGTTGATAGGTCTCCCACCGTTGGCCCGAGCATTTCAGACAACGGCTGGCATTACGTGCCGGTCACAATTCCTTATGAGGTTTTTAGATGAAAACAATACAAGTATTTAAAGACGGTCGGTCATTATTTCCGTATGAGTGCGAATTAGCCGCATACGAAAAAGACGGATGGTCAACAAAAGAATCAAAACCAGAGGTTAAGACCGATAAGTCAGAACCAAAATTTAAAACTACCAAAACCAAAGAGGCTTAACTAATGAGCGATTTTCAAACTAATGCTGGCGCTACCTTTTCAGTATCGGCAGCGGCACCGGCAACATTCGATGAAGCGGGCTATGAAGCCTTGACATTCACCCCAGCAACAGCGGCTGAGATTGTAGACTATCAAGGACCAAACCCTGAATGGGATACGGTGACTGATAACAGCTACAGTACTGCCGATAAGTCAGACCAGAAAACAGGGCGACGCCTTGGCAGTGGCTCGATCAACCTGAAGTATAAAAAGACTAATACAGCGTTCTGGGACATTATCGAAGCGGCTGAACTGTCTAAAAGTGCAGTGTTATCGGTTCAATATGCTCATGATAACGGCGTTGACCTTCGTTTTTACACAATTCAAGTAAGCAAGGCTGGTGAAGTTCAAGGCTCTGCTGATGATTTCTTAATGCGCGAGATTGGCATGTTATTTCAAACCACTGTTGTTAAGGGTACTGTGTAATGGCTGATATCGGAGATTTTAGCGTAATACAAGAATCCAAACCTCTTGTCCTGCTCAACCCAAAGACTGACGAAGAGCTTGTTAACGATAAAGACAAGAAGATGACAATCTATCTTTATGGGCTTGACAGCAAGATTGCAAAGACAGCCTCACGCGAGCTCAGTGCAGAAGATAGGGAGGGCAAGAAAATATCTAAAGCAGAGCAAGAGCGACGAACGATCGACCTGTTGGCGAGAGTGACTGATAGATTTGAAAATCTATCAGTTGGCGGAAAATGCCCTTCAAGTGACCATGATTCTGCATTCAATCTGTACAAAAAATATCCTTGGATTAAAGATCAGGTTATTGAGTTTGTCGGAATTCGAAAGAATCATTTGGGAAACTCTCAAGAAGGTTAGTTGAGTTTATAGGGGCGTCGGTTTGGCTTTATGCTACGCCGGAAGGATACACCGCCCCTAGAGCTAAATCGACCAAGTTTAATCTGCCAGATATTCGAGGCGGTGAGGACTTGGTTGAGTATCTAAGCGAGTTAGGTAATTGCAAAATGGTTGGTCGTGAAAACGGCCAGCCTATTTTCGTTGGCTACGATCATTTGGATATCAGGGCATATCAACAAAACATGGGGTTTGAATTAACCCCGTGGGAAGTATTAACGCTGCATCAAATGTCTAGCGAATATGCGCGTAGTGCAAGCACCGCATTCGATCCGAAGACACTTGCACCGTATGAAGTAGAAACCGCTCAAGACAGAGCTAAACGCATTCAAGATGAGATTTTTAAATAATGGCTGATATTGCAGATCTAGGCTTTCGCGTCGACTCGAGCGGAATCTTGAAGGGTGAAAAGGCGTTAAACCGTCTTGATGGTGCTGGCAATAAGGTTGTTGACACGTCAAAGGCGATGAATGCAGCGTTTAAGGCCAGCGCTGCTGCCATTGCCGCTGTTAGCGCGGCTGTGGTGACTGGAGTTAATAGGTATAAGGCTTACGGCACCGCTTTAGCTGAGGTTAACACTTTACTAGATTCATCGTGGGACAAGGGGTCGCTTGATAATTTATCCGATGGAGTGCGCGCCCTCACCAAGCAAATGGGTGGCGATTTAGTACAAAACACTAAGGCGCTTTATCAAGTAATCTCGGCTGGCGCTGAAGATTCTGCCGACGCTATAGGCACGCTTACACAGGCTAATAAATTAGCTATTGGTGGCGTCGCAAGTATCGAGGGCTCTGTAGATGGCCTTACCTCATCGTTAAACGCATACGCCAAACAAAACCTTATAGCGGCTGACGCTTCTGACAGCATGTTTACAGCCGTTAAGAAGGGTAAGACTACTATTGAGGAATTATCGGGCGTTATGGGCACAGCTGCGCCCATTGCTGCACAGGTTGGCGTGTCATTTGATGAGATGAATGCCGCTATCGCTACAGTGACAACTACAGGCGCAAGCACATCGGCAGCAGCTACAGGCCTTGTGGGTGTTCTTAAGGCTGTAATTAAACCCACCAAGGAGGCGGCAGAAGTTGCGGAAGCTTTGGGATTAGAGTTTGACGTGGCGGCGATTAAATCTAAGGGTTTTGCATCGTTCATAGAAGAGGTGGCAGATAAATCAGCGGGAAGCACTAAGATACTAGGTCAATTATTTGGTGATATTGAGGGCTTGAAAACCATCATGCAGCTTGGCGGCGATCAAGCGGCAACTTATGCCGATATACTAGA